CAGCACAGGAACCCCGCGGTTCAGGACTAGGCAAGCCTGGGCGAACGTGCGCAGAGCGCGCACACCGCCCTTGGGCTCGTGGAAGTGCCTGTGGCTCATGAATGTCGTGCCAAGGACGAGGCCGGGCTCACGGCCGAGCCTAAGCCCGCCCGCACCCAGCACCGCCTTGGACCGGCAAAACACCACATCCTGCCAACGATCCCAAAGTCCCTCGCGTCGGGCTTCCTGCCCAAAGCCGCGCCAAACGGTGCCGAGCCCTGCCTCCAGGTGTCCGAGAAACCTACGCTCCACGAAGACAAGCACGTTGTCCCCGTCCACGAGCGCTTCCCATCCGGTATCCGGCACACCGTGCATCAGGCCCTGCACCATCAGCCAGGCGAGCAGGTCATTGCCCAGGGCCGTGTTAACGTCCCCGGACATGCGCCTGCCCTGGCAACTATACTTGATGCCATGGGAGGTGACCCCCCTGTTGTCCTCTTGCCACAGCAGCAACCTCTGCAGCTGCGCGTCATTCCGCCATAAGGCCTTGTAGACGCTGTGCTCAATCCTGAGCACCGGCAACGCAACAGATCGGTCAAATCCCACGCAATCAAGGCTAACCGCCACACAGTTCGGTACCCGCTCGAACTTGCGCTTGATCAAAGACGCTCGTTGTCGCTGGTTTAAGCGCTTTGCGAATATGGGCAACCCGCAAGGCGCACCCGAGCCTGCCCGCTTGCGCAACTTATGCAGCAGGCGCTCTATGGGCTTGAGGTAGGTTGACAACATGAGCGCATACCGGGGCGACCTATGCTGAATTATGCGTGGGTTGCCAGGCGCCTCCGCAGGCCTCTTCTCGGCCTTAACGAACGCTTTAATCCTGGCATCCTTTGGCTCGGGAGGCCCATCACGAATGAGGGACTCCATTGCTTCAGCATAGGTACGCCGCTTAGCGCCCCTATAGTTGTCGACCACCTCAGAGAGCTCCAGCTGCCGCAGTCCGCTGCCTGCCATTGATCGAAG